TCGCTCTCGACCACCGATAAATCCACGCTGGTCGCGGCGATCAATGAACTCAAGACCGCCATTACGGCGTTTGCAGTCATTGACGACCTGACGCCGGGGAGTACCACCACGACGTTCTCGGCGTCCAAGATCGTCACGCTGCTCGATGCCCTGCGCGCCCAGATTCTCGGTGGCGCTGACGCCGCCTACGACACCTTGCTGGAACTACAGCAAGCCCTGCAAAACGATCAGACCGGCATTGCCGCACTCACCGCCGCCATCGACAAGCGCGTGCGCTTCGATGCGGCACAGACGCTGACGGCCCCTGAGCAATTGCAGGCGCGAACCAACATCGGTGCGGTGGCCAGTACCGATGTCGGGGACACCACCACCAACTTCGTTGCCATCTTCGAAGCCGCTTTGATCGCCTGAGCATGAGTCTGGCGTCACAGATCAGCGCACTGGCCACCCGGCTGGCTAATGAGATCAAGGCACTGGTCCGTCCAGAGCATCCAGGTCTGACCCGCGCCTGGGTAACGTTCGGCTATAACGGCGGGACGATCCAGGTCCGTGCGTCGCACAACGTGTCCGGGGTTACGCGTCTGGCCACCGGGCGCTATCGCATCACGTTCGCCGTTCCATTTGCCGATGCCAACTACTGCTGGCTGGCCTTTGCCCGAAGTTCGGTCAATACCGGTACGGCCCGCACGGCGCTTGCTCGATCCACCTCGGATGCCAAGACAGCCCTGTACGTCGAGGTCGTCTGCGCGACCGGCAATACGTCGCTCGCCGACACGTCCGAGATGAATATCGTGGTGTATCGCTGATGGCCTACAGCCAAGAACAATTGTCGACCTTGGAGGCGGCACTCGCCAAAGGTGAAAAGCGCGTCACCTTCGGCGACAAGACGGTCGAGTACCGGACGGTAGAGGAACTGCAATCCGCCATCGAGTCGGTAAAGCGCGACCTGCACGATCAGGCGGTCGCCAGTGGCCTCTATCCCCGCTCGGCGCGACAGGTTCGCGTCACCACCTCCAAGGGATACTGAGATGCACTGGCTGAAACGCTTATCTCATAACATCGGTCGCCGAATGCTCAGCGCCACGCCTACTTACGACGGTGTCGGCAGCGGGCGTCGGGCGCTGGCCTGGTCGGTGGGCAATCCAGGGGCCGTGTCCGCCTTGCTGTTCAGCCAGACCGAACTGCGCGCTAAAAGCCGTGATCTGGTCCGACGCAACGCCTGGGCCAATTCGGCACTCGAGTCCTATGTGGCCAATGCGATCGGCACGGGCATCAAACCCCAATCGATGGTGGCAGATGCCACGACCCGGGAACGCATCCAGGCGCTGTGGCGTGACTGGACGGTTGACGCGGACAGTGCCGGGCTCACCGATTTCTACGGCCTGCAGGCACTGGCCTGCCGGGCGATGCTCGAAGGCGGTGAAGCCCTGCTGCGTCTGCGCTATCGCCGGCCTACGGACGGCCTGCCGGTGGCCTTGCAAATTCAGGTGCTGGAGCCCGAACATCTGCCGGTGACGATGAACTCCACGGCGGAAAACGGCAACCTGATCCGGGCCGGCATCGAGTTTGACCGGATGGGGCGGCGCGTGGCCTACCACCTCTACCGCGCGCACCCTGAAGATGGCGCATTTGGGGCGCTGGTGGCGCCGATGTCGGGTAACGGCGGACTGAGTACGGTGCGGGTGGAGGCCAGCGAAATCCTGCATCTCTTTCGTCCCTTGCGCCCAGGCCAGATTCGCGGTGAGCCGTGGCTGGCCCGGGCACTGGTCAAACTGAATGAACTCGACCAGTACGACGATGCCGAACTGGTGCGCAAAAAAACAGCGGCGATGTTCGCCGGGTTCGTCACACGCCTGGCCCCCGAGGACAACTTGCTCGGCGAGGGCTTGTCCGATCCGAATGGGGTCGCTCTCGCCGGCCTGGAACCGGGCACGATGCAGATTCTCGAACCGGGTGAGGACATCAAGTTCTCTCAGCCGGCCGATGTGGGAGGTTCGTACTCGGAATTCCTGCGCATGCAGTTTCGCGCGGTGGCGGCGGCGATGGGTGTGACCTATGAGCAATTGACCGGGGACTTGTCACTGGTCAATTACTCCTCGATCCGCGCGGGGCTGCTGGAATTCCGTCGCCGGGTCGAAGCCTTGCAGCATGGCGTGATCGTGCATCAGGTGTGTCGTCCGATCTGGCAGGCGTGGATGACGCAGGCGGTGCTGGAAGGCAGTCTGGTCCTGCCCGGCTTTGCCCGAGGCGGGGATGCCGCGCGTCGCGCATATCTCGCCTGCAAATGGATCCCCCAGGGCTGGCAGTGGGTGGATCCCCTGAAGGAGGCGGACGCTATGAAAGCGGCGATCCGTTCCGGGCTCATGTCGCGCTCCGAAGCCATCTCGGCCAACGGCTATGACGCCGAAGACGTGGATCGCGAGATCGCGGCCGACAACGCCCGGGCGGACGCCTTGGGCCTGGTGTTTGAAAGTGATCCGCGGCACGACCAGCCCTCGCCCCCGTCGGCACCGATCGCATCGCCCTACGACGCTCAACCGCAAGGAAACTGATATGCAACTTCCTCATCTGGCGTCCCGTCTGTACGGGACGCCGCTTCTGCTCGCCCGTTCCAAACTCGACATCCTCCTCGCGGTGCTGGGGGATCGCATCGGCTGGCCCGAGCCTCACGCCGCCTTCGTCACCCCGCCACCGCGATTTATGCCCGACGCCCCGCCCGGCATCGCCGTGATTCCGGTGGTCGGCACCTTGACCCGACGCTCGCTCGGACTCGATGCGGCGTCCGGTCTCACCTCCTACGGCGAGATCAGCGCGATGCTCGATGCGGCCATTGCCGATCCGGCGGTGGCCGGGATCCTGCTCGATGTGGATTCCCCGGGGGGTGAAGCCGGCGGCGTCTTCGAGTTGGCGCAACGGATTCGTGCGGCCGACGCCATCAAACCGGTCTGGGCGCTGGCATCCGACTCGGCCTTCTCCGCTGCCTATGCGATCGCGGCCGCCGCCTCCCGCGTCTATGTGACGCAGACCGGTGGTGTCGGATCGATTGGCGTCATCGCCATGCATGTCGATCAGTCGGTACGCGACACGCAAGAGGGCTATCGCTATACAGCGATCACGGCAGGCGACCAGAAGAACGACTTCTCACCCCATGCCCCGCTGGACAAGGAAGCGTCGGCGCGACTGCAAGCCGAGGTGGATCGGCTCTACGGCCTCTTCGTCACGCACGTCGCCGCCATGCGCCGCCTCGAGCCCCGGTTTGTTCGCTCGACCCAGGCCGGGCTGTACTTTGGGTCGGACGCGGTGATGGCGGGCCTGGCGGATGCCGAAGGCAGCTACGAGCAGGTCCTGGCTGATTTGAGTTCCACCCTGGCGACCCCTCGGTCGCGAGGCGTTCCCCTGGCGGTTGCGAATACCTCGCTGTCCGTCGCCGTCCCTTTGCTCCTGGAGAACCTTCCTATGCACACCCACGAACCACCAGTCGTTTCTGAACCGACGGACGACACCGCGACTACGGCGCCGGCCGTCCCCGTTTCACCTGTCATTCCCGCTTCCGCCCCTCCCGCCCCCACTTCTGCAACCCCGCCGACCTCTCCGGATGACGACGAAACGTCGGGGACATCCGTCGCTGATGTCGCCGCCGCAGCCGGTTCCGCCCGGACCGAGGCACTGGCCATTGCCGAACTCTGCCACCTGGCTGGGCACCCTGAACTCACCGCCGGCTACCTCGCAGCGAACCTGTCGGAATCCCGTGTGCGCAAAGCGCTGCTCGCCATCCGTGCGGAGTCAGTCGAAATCGCCTCGACGTTGCCGCCCGATGCGAATCCCCCGGCAGGGTCATTCACCGCCTCACCCCATCGCGCGAGCCACAACCCGCTGCTCAGCGCGATTCACAAACTCACTGGAAAGGATTAAGCCATGACGGCCATTACCGAAGGACTGAACCTCGGCGATCTCTTGAAGTACGAGGCGCCCAACCTGTATTCGCGCGAGCAGGTCACCGTCGTCGCCGGCCAGAACCTGGAACTGGGTGCGGTCGTAGGACGCATCACCGCCACCGCCAAGTTCAAGGTGTTTGATCCGGCGGCCACCGACGGATCGGAACTCCCGGCAGGCATTTTGCTGGGAGCGTGTGATGCCACGCTGATCGACCGGGACGACGCGTTGCTGCTCGCGCGTCACGGCATGGTCGCCTCCAACGCCGTGGTCTGGCCCGCCGGCATCACCGTTGAACAAAAAACTACCG